CTTTAAATTCTCATAAATTGTGTATTCTAACATTAGAACAGGTGACGATTTAATTGCTTTTAAAAAATCTTCATACAATTTTTTGTACTTATTTGTATTATCAATTAAATCTTGAGAATAAGCTTTATTTAATTTTGACTTGACATTACCAAAATTTACCATTTTTTTGTATTTAATATAAATAGTGTAAATTATTATTCTTTTATTAAAGTAGTTAATTCATTAGTCTTTTTAAATATTTCTTCACTTAAAAATCCTGCACCTCCCGGTGTGCCACCCCCTGTTGGAGCAGGTGTAGCTTCAGGACCACCCATTTCAGGTGCGCCACCGCCCATTTCAGGTCCACCTCCCATTGGAGGACCACCTAAACCACCACCAAGACTATTATCTATTTGTTGTTGTTCACTACCTTGAGGTTGTGTTTCAAGACTAAAACCTGCATTTTTATACTTAATCATCTTATCCATTAGACCTGAAGATTTAAGTAACATACCTGCACCTTTAATTTCTTCACCAACTTTAGATTCAAGCATTTGCTCTTGAAGGTCATTGATAATATCTTCTTCAGACATATGGAAGAATCTTTTCTTTGCCATCATTTCAGACATTGGTTTAATACCTGTATTTTGATTTGGTGTTGTTGATGCTTGATATACTTCTAACTTTGATTTCCAAATTTCAAGTTGTAATAAATCAGATGCTGTTGATGGATTATTAAGAGATAATTTAAAATCATCAATATATGATTCATAATCACCACCAAGTAAACCTAAATGAATAATCGCAATTTTATTTAGTTCACCAAGTAATGCTTGTTGAATACGATTTACTTTTCTTGCAAATCTTATATCAAGCATTGAAAGATTCTTACCATCTCCTGATGCTTGGTCAGATGAAAAACCAAGTAATGTTTTATGTATCCCTAAACCTGTAAATAAATTATCACGAAGATAAGTAATATCAGAAATTGCTTCAAGATTAGATGCGGGTGCTAAAGTATCGACAAAATTTCCACTAGTATTACCCCTATCAGCAATGAATATATCTTCATCCATTGATGCGATATTATATTTAAAGTTAATGTCACCTGTTTTAGGGTCAACTAATTTCTTTTTCTTTACATTATTGGCAAATGCCTCAAGAATTTGTGGTACATCTTCAGGTGGAACATTACCAACAGGAACTTTATAAATTCTTCTTTCTGCTGCTCTTGTGATACGATAAACCATCATAGCATCTTCCATCATAAAAAGTTGCTTATAGGTTCTTCTTACTTTTTCATATACACTACAACCATATGGAAGTCTATCTCCTGTTCCTAATAATCTAAAGTGAGCAACTTGATAATCCATGTATTCTTCTTCACCTCCTGAATTTGGGTCTTTATATTTGAAGAATGCTCTAAATCTTTGCTTTGTATCATATTTTTCATTTCTTTCAACAAATTGAGATGCAAGTTGCCTAAAATCTACAATACCATTTTCTTTTGATAATTCAAGAAATACAAAATTATCACCATATTGGCACATATTTCTGCACCAATAAAATAAATTGGTATTAACATCCATAACTTTATAAAAGAATCTTTCTAATTCTTTTTTAACTTTATCGGATGAACAATAAACATTTAAGATTTGACCTGTATCGCTTTTAGTTGTGGTTGCTTCTTCAGCAAGTAAATCTAATGCAGCACCTAATATTGGATATCCATCCATTGATAGATAATCATAGTAGAGCATCATTCTACTAGATTCATACATCAATTTGCGTTGGTCATTACCTCTATCAATTTTGGTACTTTGACCTCTATAAAATTTTATTGCACCATCTTCAACAGCTTTTTTTTGAGCCTCTTCTTGTGAAGCAGCCGTTATAAATTCTTTTTGAACAGGGGCTTCAAGTCTACCTTGCGTACTATCTAAAGCATCAGTTGCTCTTCTAAAGAAAGTATTAATATTTGAAAACAGACCTTTATTATCTTCTGCCATAATTAGTAAAATACGTTTTTCTTAAATAGATATAAATATTTTATCTGACAAAGATATAAGGGTTATTATTTATTTTAGGTGTTTGACGTTCAGGTACTACATCAATGTTTGTACCATTTGTATACCAATCCTTTCCTTTTAACATATCATTTTTCTTTTCGTAATTTACATCTTGACCATCTTGTGATATCATTTTCTTTTGGAATTCAGTATTCATATCTGTAAATTCATCACCTTTCCTAATGGTCGCTGATTTAGCTAAACTTAAATAAATATTTAATTCATTTCCATATTTTTTAGAAAACATGTAAACTGCAAATAACATACCTGTTGCAATCAATAAGTCGTCATGCGCTGAACGCATGTGGTCATATCTGTTTGTACTATCATTAAATACAAATGTTTTAATTTCACTAAGTAATCTAATTGAATGAATTATTGCTTCTCCCTCTCTTAATCTTCTTTCAAACTCTCTTAATACATAATCACGAATTGCACCACTTTTCATTGTAAACCCCGGTTGCAATTCACCTCTTTGAAAAGATTTTAATTGAATTTTTACATCATTTTGTCTTGGTCTATCATAATGCAATTTTTTATATTTGTTATTAATCAAATATCTGATAACTGATATACCCCATCCTCCTGTAACATCTATAATAATATATGCATTATTATATTTTATTCCATATTCTAAACATAATTCACCCATAACCTCAAGCGGAACTCTTGCTTGATATTCAGCTACTTGAACAAGTAACATATTTACAGGGTCGTTCTTAAATATTTGAATAGTAGAATAGTCACCATCACCACTACCTTTTGCAACATCACAAGAAAGATAATAATCATAACCATCAATAGCGTCTTCCCATATCCAAAAATTACTATCAAATTCTGTCTTAATTGGTTCTTTACAAGTTTTTTCAATTCTCATAATAGTTTCCTCATCAACAAGGTTACCACCTGAACCTAAAAACTTATTCTCTAATTCTTGTGCAATTTTTCTTGGGTCATTATTAAATGTTTGACACATATCCCTAAACCAAGAGGATGATGGTCTATAACCCATATTTTTTAATTCTTTATATTTTTCGGGTACTGTTTCTTCAATAAAATCTTCGCCTCTAATCCAAACTAAGTCTTCATTATAACGAGGGTCTTCATACCAATTAATTTCAACAACTTTAAAGTTATTTTTACCTGTTCTAGCACCTTCATAACGAGCATAATATGTTGGGTCAAGACCTCTTGGTGTAGAGTTCAAAATAATTTGACCACCTGCTGACATTGTACCTGATGCAGAAGACATAAATTCTTCACCTTCTTCAAGGAACGCTGCTTCATCTATAAAAAGTACATCAGGAGTAAAACCACGAAGACCATCAGCAGATGCAGCGAAAGCCTGTAGTGTTGCACCATTATTATAAATCTTAATCTCTTTTGTATCTGATTCTGTTGGTATTCTATTAAATATTTCTCTTGGTAAATTATTAATAATTGATGCTATCTGATAAAAGATACTTTCCTTTGCAAGTTTTAATTTGTTTGCAGCAACACCAACTTTAATATCTTTTCTAAAAACTAATGAATGTGCTAAGTATAAACATGTTACTGTTGTAATACCACCTTGTCTATACTTAGCAACTAATACTCTGTTACTTTCTTTGTAAGTTTCTAATACTTGATTTTGTTGTGGTAATAATTGGAAAGGTACAAACTGTTGTTTTTTCTTATCCCAAACTTTACAATATTTTTTTGCAAAGTACTCTATATCAATAGCGCACTTGGCATACTCCATCATTAGTTCATGTTTGGTCATGAGGTTTTAATTTAATTAGTCCTCAAATTTGATATCGTTGTTTCTTAATACTTCACGAATATCATAATATGAATCACCATATCTAAAAACAATAAGACTTTTGTTTAATGAAGACATTTTTCTATAATCCTCAACATACTCCCATGCAAGAGCAACAACACCAAACACAGCATCAAGCATTTTAAACTCACCTGAATCTACAATACAATCAAACTCAATTGAATCTGATGTAACTTCCATTACTTTTTTGATGAATCCTTTCCTTGGTGGATAAACACCTAAAT